GAGACGGAACTCTTCTTCGCAAGGAGATTACGGTCAAGATCTTTCAGAACGGTGTATTCCATATCACGGGCGTTCTTGATGAAAAGTATGACCGACATGTAACCAAACTTCTTAAAGAACACATTACAACAACCTGTCCCGAAGCAGTTTCGGGAGAATGGACGGAGATTCGTCGTGTGGTCCTGATGAACTACAAGACGAAGCTTATTGGCAGTACAAACTTGTCAAGGGATACTCTCTATACCGCTCTCCGTGGCAGGGGTGTTACAACTGTTTATGAACCTGCGGTCTATCCCGCAGTGAAGATCTACTTTCCTGAAACCAAGTGGATCGCAAAGGTATTTCGAACGGGTCAAATCATTCTTACGGGGATGACGACTCATGATGAATGTGCGTCATTAATGACCCAGTTAAAGCCACTGATCTTAGTATAAATATGGCAGCACGAGAACTTACACCACAGGAAGTAGAGGCAGGGCGCCGCGGAATCAATAATGAAGACCTCTCTGCGACGCAGATCCAGGCGCTAGTCCGAAACATGGATGCGTCAAAGAGGAAGTGGGTGAGCCTGAAAGGCAATAAGCAGGAGTATGAGGCGAAGCTTCAGGAAGATAATCAGGTTCTCTATTTCAACTACCCTTCTCTTTTTCAGATGCATGCAGAGGATCGCACGGATGCTACCTTTTTTGAGATGCTTGCTCTGAAGCGGAAGATTGAGAAGGGTGAAATCACTCCTGAACAGGCGACTCACATTGTGGCTCAGAAGCTACACCAACGGTACATTCCTGAGACTCCTCAAGCGAGTGTTGCTCCGACGATGTCGTATGAGGAGTTTTATCGCCAACAAACTCAAAATCAGTAGTGCTCTTGCAGACATACATGAAATACTTGCGAAGCTCCTCCCAAGTACAGTCACTCAGAGCATAACATTTCATCCGATCAAGTCCCAAGCGATCAAGATGAGCACAGAGCTCTTCTTTGGGCATTCCGTTTTCCAACACGAAAAAGTCATAACGTTTGTTGCTATAGAGCTCACGAATGGTCTCTATATTATCAACCAGGGTCTTGTATCCAAGAATGCAATACTGCTTATCATAGTCAAAGTTCAACACGCTATTACAGTACTTGTACTCAAAGTTCTCCTTCTTCCACATTTGTGTCCATGCGTATCCAGTAGGAGTTTCAAATGCATCGAGCTCCTTCATACGCTCATCAATCTTGTACTCGCGATACGCCTGAGGAACAATGAACTGTGGACCTAGGCGATTGATCTCAGAGTTTCGGATCAGTGAAAAGTTGTTCCAGCCGTCGTTCATGTACTGAACATATGCAAACTTATGGACACGAGCAATCTTGGTCTTCACAATCGTTCGCAGAATAAGTTCCTGATCATCGCAAATAGGAAGATACTCGGAATAGTTTCCAATCTCATTCAGAACCGAGCGCTTCCAGATACGAGGATGATTTGGAAGACCAACGATATGGCTTGCTGAGATATTGTTAATATTGGGTGTAGAGATGACATTAACCCAAATGCCCCTGAACTTTTGACAATAGTATCCGCAGTAACCAAGACCAAAGTGATCTCCGTAGGAATGCGTCTTCATATCCTCGTATAGGTGAACTGTATCCATGTAGACAAATCCAACCCCACGATCAGTCTCAAATGCCTTTACCGCATCATCAAAGAGATCAGGCAAGATCTCATCATCGTGATCCAGTTCAAGAACATACTTACCGCGGCACAAGGAAGCGACCTCATTTTTCACGTTACCAATGTTCCCGCTGTTTGAAGCACGACGATACAGTCGAACACGACTGTCTCCACCCACAATCCTCTTCAGAAAATCAAAGTGCTTTTCGTCAGGAGACTCATCCAATACAACCCACTCCCAATCCTTCATCGTCTGCTCCTTCAAGCTCATATACGGGCGAAGAAACTTCTGATACGAATTATAGCAGGTCGTAAAGGCAGAAAAAACAGGACGGGTCATCTCATGTGGAAGTAGGGTCGTGTGAATGTAGCAATAGTTCACACCGCGATTGAATGCATCAATATCAATCTTATCAAAGTGAATCCACCTCAGACGAAATCGATTTGCAACATACCTGTGCATAGATGCATAATACTCTTCAACCGTTTTTCCATAGGTCACAAGAATGTGATAATTACTGTCAAAAAGTTTCAGGATGTCATCTTTATTTGAAGTTGGGTTCACGGTGCAGTTGAGTTTCTCCTCATTCACACTGAGAAATGTGTCAATCTCCGCATATTCCTCATGTCTGAAGAACAGAATGTTTGGGTATTTCATTGTTACTATTCACTCATTTAGTCCTTAAGTTCTGTCCGCAGCTCCTGAAGGATCTTTCCAAGAACATTCTTACCAGGCCACTTTGCAGGATCATTTGCCTTTGCAGTGTCCGCAGAGGTTCCAATGCCCCAATACTTATCGCGCGCAGACGCCTCACCAATCGGACGGGTACCTGTCTCAAGCAGCTTCGTCTTCAGATCGGGGTGCTGTACGAACTTTGCCTTGACAGCCGTTCGCATGATGCCATCCTTGGTCTTGTCCCATTCTTCCTTGACGAAGTCCTTGACCTTCTTTCCCAAAGCCTTGACTGCCTTGGGCGAAGGAGTCTTGAGGATCTTGTCTGCGATTCCTCCATCACCAAACTGCTTAGCCTTGGCCCACTGGAAGTAATGCTCTACCGTCGGGAATGTGATCGAATCCACCTGGAAGGGTGCCTCGTACATGTTTGACAACATACGCCACTCACCCTTACCCTCGTCTGCTCCGAAGAACAGCACTGGTTCAGCTCCAGGCACGGCGACCTTTCGCACAACCTTCTTCTTGACAGGCTTAACCTCGGTCGGCTTCTCCTGCTCACTGCGCTCATCCTTCGGCTCCTCCTCGGCTATCGGGATCTCGGCCTCCTGGCGATCAGACTTCTTAGGTTCATCGGTTCGCTCAAACACAAAGCTTCGGTGGAGGAAGCTGAATGCCTGGTGTTCCTGAGTCAGCAGCGTGGTATTCTGTTCGGCATAATGGTCTGCGAACATCTTGCTTGAAATGAGCTTGTATCCATGTTCCCCAAGAACCTTGGTCATTTTTTCAAAGGGAACCAGGTACTCCTTCTGAGGCTGCTCAAAGCTCTCCAGGTGAACCGAGACTGGATTACCAAACTCCTCGTTCCATCCAGTTCCATCGTCATATTGCTTCACAAACTCACCAAAGACCTGAGAGCCTGATCGGAACATGTGGCTCTGCTTGCCGATCATCAGAGAATAGACAGCAGCACCATCCAGGCATGTACCAAAGAACAGACCTGTTCCGTGATTCTCAAGGTTGGTCGCAAACTGCTTGAACTTCTCCTCGGATTCGCAGGCATAGTGGATCGCCATCTGACACGAGATCACCTCGAACTCAGTCTTTCCTGCAAAGGTCTCCAGATACGGCGTCGGTGCAGGGCTAGATCCCATCACGATTGTAGAGTACTTTTCAGGTCCCTCGAAGAGCGGATCGGTCATGTCTGCGCAGATGAACAGCACAGGAGGAATGTACTCAGTGGGGTGCTTAGCCTTCTCCTTGATGTATCGCACACAAGCTCCCTGACGGGGCGAGATCAGGCAGGAGTTAGAGACGTCCAGACCCACAACCCTAGACGGCTTGGTGCGCTTCCACTTGAGAAGGTCACCACCGCGGCCCACGGCAAGCTCAAGCAGTCCATCACCCTCCTTCACACAGCTTCGGTAGAGACCATCCTTGATGCGGTTGTGGAATCCGTAGACATCCTTGAGAATGCGGTCACGAGCATCCAGATTGTCTCGGTAGTAGAGATCGTCCTCAAATGTGGAATCGGGAGGATTCGCCACCAAGTTCTTGATCATCTCTTCCGTGATCGGTACATGGATGTTGGTCCAGATGGAATCGGCAACTGCGATATCATTACCAAACTGAGGGCGGCCCAGAACACGATACTGGTGCGTCTTGTCATAGCGAGTTCGCATAATGTTCCAGCGACCAATGTCCGTGTTGTAGGAGCACTCAATAATGGTATTGCTCTCTACGCGATTTCCCTCAGCATCCACAGGCACGCCACGATCATTCAGAGGTAGAGAGATCACGTGAGCGTCAGGGGCACGAGGAACGTTGGGCTGAAAGGGAGAGGGAATACGGTCTCGGTTCTCGGACTGGAGGCGCATCTCATCAGGAACCACAGGCGGCACATATTCGCCTGTCATCGTCTCGCAGGGATACACGATGTCCCCTGGCGTGCGTGAGATGTACAGGGTTCCCTTGACGACACGCTTGTTCAGAGCGGTGTCAAAGCTCTCACCTGGCTCAAACTTGACCAGGAAGTCAATGCTGTTATGAGATGCAGGCTTCCACTTGTAGACTGTGAGCCATGTCTTGCCCTTGCGCTCATTCAGGGGCGCAACAGGTGAGGAGCGAGGCGTAAAGACCAGACCATCTGTACCATACTCAAACTTGGTGTCCAGGATCTTGCGAATGGCTTCCTGCATTGCCTCACCATCTCCTGCAAGGAACAGCTTAGTGACCACAC